GTCTTCTAGTTCTTTCATCTTTACGCTCTTGTTGTTCTTTTTCTTTGTTGCTGATAGAATTTAGATGCTTCTGCTTTAGTTGCATGTTGTTTTGTGACTCATGATCCATAAGCTGTTTTTTAACATTAGCTTCGTGGCTTATTATTTGAGTTTTAGCTTGAGTACGTATTTGTTCAAGCTGAGCGTTCATCTGCGTCATAGCCTGTTGCTTCTGTACTTCTGCTTGAGCGGCAACTTGCTGTGCTTGCGCGTTAGCTTCAGACTGTGCTTTTATATTTTCTTGTTGACGTTTTTGATCATCATCAAGCTTTTTCTTACGTCTGATCTTTAGCATTTGATTAGCAAGTCTAACATTTCTAATCTCACGCAAGTCTATAGCATCAGACAAGTCTATACTGTTTTGCTGTAACGCTTGCTGTATGTTGTTTTCTAGTAATTGCTTTTGCTCATCGTCTGGTGCAAGCTCTATAAATATACCAAAATCGTACAAGTGTAGATTAGCCATCTCTTCAAGCGTACCTACGTTATGAGCTCCAATTGCTTGAATAAACGCGTCTTTTGTAGGTGAATATTCTATTATATCAGATATTCTTAACGACAAGCTTTCAGCTACAGATTTAGTTAAAAATAATCCAGCTTGCAATATATGTCTTGTTGCTGTGTTACTGTTTGCAGCTGCTAGTTTTTGAACTCCAACTAAAGCATCTTTTGAAGGTGTACTACCATCTCTAGCTTCGTTAAGCCCGGTTGTGTCACGTATCATCTGCATATAATAGTTGTATGTACCTATTAAGCTTTGCATCTTAGCGCCACCATTGCCGCTTTGTATTTCTTGTATTGGTACACGACCTGGGTTACCTTCGCCAAGTTCGTTCATTGATCTACCGATAACACTACCTGTCTGGAAGAACATATTTAAAGCTTCTTGCGGATTATAGTTTGTACCGTTGCCTAAATCTATTTCAGCTAAACCATCAGCGTCAAGATAAATACCATCAGGTATAAGTCTTGACATAACTTGTTGTAGTTTTAAATGCGTAAGCTGTATCATATCTGCAAAACCAGTTATACGACCAACTAAACTTTCTATACGACCGTTGTACATACGCGGAGCTACAATAGAGTAATTCATTTTAACTTTATTAAAATCACTCTTAGGCCTCATCATGTTATCAACTTTTTGCCACTGTATAAGCATATCAGTTCCAACTATAAATGCGCCTTCAAATAAACACTCTACAGTCTTTTGCAGCTTTGTAAAGTTAACTTGCACATCTTTAGGTGGATTGAAAGTATCATCTTTTTCTATAACCTTCATAGCGCCAGTAGCAGTTTCTTTAACTTTGTATACGTTGTTCATATACGTCTTGTAGTTAAAGTATAAAACTTGCACTTTGTTGTTGTCAGTTTCTCTACCGTAAGAATATTTTCTCGAGTATCTACCTGATGTTTGATTATTAGAATTTAGTATCTTTTTTATTTCATCTTCTTGTAGCTCTGGAAATTGTTTCACAAGCTCGTTAATAGGTACATCTTTAACTTCACCAACGTAGTATATATCATCAAAGTACGGTGAATCTGTGTATGAGTATACTAAGTCAGCTGGATCAACATATTCTACTACTACGCCTTCAGATCTATTAAAGCTTGTTTTCACAGCTCCAATACCTAACACGGTTAAGTCATAATTAACTCTTTTTCTTATAAGATCATAGTTGCTGCCATCAAGCAATACGTTTATAGCTTGTTCTTCTGCTAGCTCTACAGCTTGCTTATATGTTAGCTGCATGTGCAGCTCAAGTTCTTCTTCTGTTTCTGGTAGTTTGTCTTCTGGAACAGTTGAGAGATCTACGTTAAAAGCGTCTTTGTAAAACTTATTAAAATCTTTAGTACGCATTTCATCTAGCATACGCTGCATATAGTCAGTACGTTTTTGCACGCCGTAAGGATCTTGTGAGTAAGCTTTTATATCAAAAGTTCTTTCACTCATACCGTTTACAACAATGTCAACAAACTTTGGTATAATAGGTACAGGCTTCCAGTCTAGGTTTAAATAGCTTAAGTCACCGTTTACTGAAAGCTCATCTTTATATTTCTGTATACCTTGCTCGCCTCTTGCGTATAATCTTAGTTTATGAAACGTGTTCTTGTTGTTGTAATATCTACTACTAGAATAATTGTTACCCATAGTATTCGACTCAAACCACTCTTTCTCTATAGCTTTTGCTATTTTTAATCCATAGTCAGGTAGAATTTTTTCTAAGTCACTAACAGCTTGACTAGGAAAATAATTTTTATATACTGATTCAGCCATATTTAATTTTTAATTATTGTCGATGAATAACCATCGTTTTTATATCTAGCAATATTTATGTTTACTTTTGGTCTTTCTATTTTAGCGTTTGGCGCATATAAGTGTCTGTTGCAAGCCATTATAGCTAGACCAGAACTTATAGAGGCATCAAACTTTGTACGTCTATTTATATCAAACTTAGCCCAGTCATTTAAAGTATCGTTAAAATACATTGACCCATATCTACCATTTTCAATGTGCCCAACGTGATCGTTGATATACATTTCAATAGCAGCTGCGTGAGCTTGCTTTATATCTTCGCTAGAGTTAGGTATACCACCTATCTCTTTTTCAGCAACAGATAACTTGTTCCAAGTTTTATCAGGTCTGTTCATACTAAATCCTCTATAACCTCTTCGCCTTAGATAATATAGTAATCTTGGCTTGTTGTTTTCTGCAAGAAGTGGCATACCATAAAATACTAATGCCATTAGCACATCTTCAAAAAACATTTCAGCGGTTTGTGGTCTAGCTATATACTCTAAGAAAAAAGCGTTAGCTGGAGCGTCTTCCATAGAAAACTTTGTTAATCCATGAAGAGATCCGTTGGATCCTCTACCATCAACAGTACCGCTAATATCATAACTATCGCAGCCAAAAGCGCCCATATGCTCATTTCCAGGATATTTTATTCCGTTTTTAACTATAACTTTGTTCTGTAGGTGTGGTTGAGGTGTCCAAGATATTTTAAATCTACCTTGTGGGTTTGGGTGGAATATTACATGGGTATCTTTAACTCCATTAGCCCACTGAAAATTACCAGTGTTAATAACTGCGGAGCTAGTTATTCCTTCGTTGTAATCTATTTGCTCGTATATCTTAACTAAATTAAATATACTATTTTTCGTTTCATCTCTAAACGCATGTTCTTCGGTTCTTGGAAACTGCCTGTAAAACTCGTTTAGTGCGTCTTGGTCTGACTTTAATCCTTCAACTTCATTTTCCCAGTGATCAATAACACCTTGATCTATTAATTCACCGTGTGGTCCGTATACATCATCGCTAGGGTTATTAAATGTAGGTTGTCCGTATTCGTCAATAAATCCTTCAAAGTTCCATTCCATTGGCATAAACAAAGAATATAAGCCAGACTTTGTTTGTCCATTTCTATTTCTACTTGTAACGTCTGAGTCATTGTATAGTTTTTTAAAGTTATCACCACCTTTATCTAGCGAGTTACTTGTAGAACCCATCATGCACTTACCAACTATACGAGCACCTAGCCTTAAACAAGTTTTAGTTACTCGCCAGTTGTTTAGAATATTATCAGGTCTTTCCCACTTACCACTTTCATCGTGAACTAGCAAATTAAGCTTTTCACCGTCATAGCTGTTGTCACCAGTGTTTTTCCAATCAATAGTAGTGTCAAGTCCAACCAGCTCTTCCTGCTTTTCGTTTGCAGTAATTTTTTTACGCGTAAACTTACTTGCAGGAACCCTATAAGCAAGTTCACTTTTAGGTCTGTCCATACCGTCTTGTATCGGTTTAAAGAAAAACGGATAGTTGACAGATATTGGTACAACTTTATCGGTAAACATCTTTTTAGCATCAGCACCACTTTTAGATAGTATTCCATATCTAGCATCACTCGATATTGTAGCTAAGTTAACAGTTTCAGCCGAGCTCATAAATGAAAAACCACTACGTCTATTTTTTAAATAACACATACCGTAGCATCTACTATCAGCTTTACAAGCTTCCCAAAATATAAAGAACAGTCTGTTAGCTTCCCTAAAATCTGGAGCACCAACATCAATTTTACTCCATTGCAAATACATATAATGACTACCTGTTATATACGTAGGCTTGTTGTTGTTGTAAAACCAAAAACCCTCTTCTCTACGTTTAAACTCTTCGTCGATATAGTCGTACCACTGTTCTTTTGCTTCTTCAGGGTACGATCTCCAGTCAAATATGTTTTTAAGTTTACTTAACTCTTTAGGGTATTCTACTCTTTGCCATTTGTTTTTGTCGAACATATGCACTGATTTCGGTTCAGCCGGCAACCCAATTCGCAAACCTTGAATCTCCACCACTTGTCCAATTTTTCCAGTTTTGCTAATAACGACAATATCGTTTTCTTTATCATATCCATATTTCCATAGACGCTTTTTATTAAGTCGACTTATAGTAGTCCTCTTAACTGGTTCAACAATTTTATATAGTGTTTGCTCGTACATTACTTAGATCTTCCTTCAGCAAAGCCTTTAAACACTCTTTCTTTTTTCTCTTCGGGGTCTTTACCCTCTAATATATTCTCTTCTTCTTGTATACGATTAAGTATTTCAAAAGCATCGAATATAGCTAGCTTCTTTGTAGCCGCAGCATTTTTTAATCTGTCAGCAGACACATCATCTTCGCTGTGAGTAATAATCTGTTCTTGAGCTACTTTTATTAGCTCTTCAACAGCTTTATGCCCAGCTTGGATTATACTCTTCTTCGTCTCCTTGATATTCATATTTAATTGTAATAAATTTAGAGTAAACTCTATATAGCCTTTCTCTTTCAATAATAAACTCATACTCTGAGTTAGGCGTAAAACCTACGAGATCACCAACATCATGTGATCCATCAGAGTATTTAACTATACCAACTAACGGCTTTTCTACGTCTTGAGAAAACTTGTCAGTTGATTTTATAGGTTTAACAAAACAAAAACCTTGCATTGGTTTCCAAGACGACAGTTTAAGTCTACTCCAGTTTGCTACTTGCTTGTAAGCAAATATTTGATCTTCACTTACAAAGTATTGATCTTCTTTAAAAAAGCTTTTACTGTTTCTCTCTTTGCCTCTAGCATCGTTCCATCTTCTAAATACGTTGTGATGAACAATAACAGTATCACCTTCTTTTATATCTGTATCAAAAGCCTTTGGCGTAGACAAAACTATAGCTTCTCTATTAACGTGCTTGTGATCAAATATGTCTGTATTAGTAATTAATGATTTATCGCCAACACTTACAGTGTTATTATATCTTTCACCTTTAGGCTTTATTATGTAGTTATACGGCGACTTCACTAATACTCTAAATTATACTCAACAGATACTGCCATGTTTTTATTAAAGTCTTTCCAAGGCATAACATCTTTATTTTTTTTAATGTAAATGCTATACTTTTCTTTTTCTTCAATTATATCGCATATGGTATGACCCCCGTAAACCTCTTGGCCTACAGAATAATGCATAGCATCTATTTTATAATCTTTACCTATAGTTATTTTACGAATCAGCTTGCTCATCTTGTAAATATTTAATAGCGCCATCGCTTATGTTAATATCGATGTTACCATATTCTTCTTTTAGTTCTTGCTGAATTTTGCCGATTACCCCTTGAAGCTGCATCACGTCGTGTAGTAGTGCGTGCTTTTGCGACTCAAGCATACCAAGCTGTTGTTGGCCTTCGTTTACAGCCCTAACTACATTTTGCATTTTGAGAAGCTGTTCTTTAGTAATTTTTTCTGGTCGAAGGTCTTTCACCTTCGGTGTTTTTCTTTTTGCCATGATTTAATTTAATTTAAGTTATTTTTTATTCTCCAAAGTACGCGATGATACCACCGTCAGCGTCAGCCGTTGGCGTCACGCTAGTGTACCTACCGTATAACATTGTTCCAGCAGGAAAACTAGCTCCACTCAGCTGTAAACCACCATCTCCGTGATCTTGAGAGTTACTGCCAGCGTTATCTTGCTCGTGAGCTTTCTGCGCTGTGTTAACGTACATTTCAGGATCTTCAGCTACTAAGCCCGTGAGTATATTGTCAGCTATAAAGTATATAGCAATTATAACTTTTCCTTCTGGAGGAGTTATAGCCGAAGCAGCGTCGCAATATGCTG